GTAGCCAGTTTCCACAAACACAGACGAAGCCGAACCAGGATATAAATGATGCTTTAGAGGGCAAAAAACCATTGTTAAATGGTCAGGTAGAAGAAGCAATGAAGCAGATGAATGGTGAAGGTAATGGTCAAGCAGAACCAAGTAATGATAAGTTGGATACTTCTATAGATGGCATATGTAGGTTTCCAAAGTATAACGGTATAAAGTGGTCAGAAGTAGCCGAAAATGATACCTGGTACATTACTATGATACATAAAAAGAACAACTTGGACGATGAAACAAGAACTCTTGTAAATCACTATTACGAACAAGTTGCCTAAAGACTATTCAGGAAATAAGAAATGGAGAGACTGTCAAGTAGCATACTCAAGAGCCCAACTGGATTATCCAGAGGGCATAGGTGTGGAAACTTCGTTACAGATAAAAAGAAGGACAGTAGGTTGGTTACCACTGTGGCAAGTCTCTCCAGATGATTTTGAACGATTGATAACCAGGTTAAGAGAAGAATATGTCAGACTCAAACAGAATTAATGAAATGGTCATAGACCGAGTCCAAAAGCGGTTGGACCTGGGAGCCACGAAATATGGTGATACCATTAACCTGGATGATAAAAGGGATATGGTAGAGGAAGGGCTTGAAGAGAGTCTGGACCTTGCGGTGTACCTATCCTGTGCCTTGATACAGATACAGCATAAGAGGCATGAAAAAAAGCCAAATAGCATTACGACTTATGATATGACCTTGATAATGGAAGGTTTGGGTAAGGTCATTTTTGAAGGAAAGGAAGCAAAGGATTACGACAAGGTTAACAATGCCCAACAGTTGGTGGACAGACTTACAGATTATGCCAACGATCTTTGGGACAAGAATAAGGAGGAAGAATGATATACGAATGGATATTAAATCTATGGACCTTTGCAACAAGTGTAGGGATCTTGGTAGTTAGCCTGATCTTTCTGCCCTTTGCTTGTGATAGAATTTCAGAATTTTTAAGACGATAACAATGAACGGTAACCACATACCATATGATAGAATTAACTGTAGAGGGCTCACCAGTTGCCCTTAAACGACACAAACATTTAAGAAACGGTCACACCTACGATCCTTCAAAGGCTGATAAACGCTATTTTTTAGCATCCGTGCTAAATATGGCTCCCAAATCGCCCGAATACGGACCTATCTCAATGACACTTGAGTTCTATGTGCAAAGGCCAAAGTCACATTATAGAACAGGCAAGTATTCCCATATATTAAAAGATAATGCTCCTACCTGGCATACATCCAGGGCAGACATCGATAACCTTGTGAAATTAGTGTTGGATGCCTTGAATGGAGTGTTCTACAAGGATGATAGCCAGATCTGTCACTTGGAAACAATTAAGAAGTATTCAAATAAACCAAGAACTGTAGTACAAATGAAGGGGGTAGAGTGAAACTACCATTAATTAGCAGAAAGAAGTTTGAGAAGGTCTATGATCGATTGAAGAGAGTCATAGAAGATAGCAATCAGCAGAAGAGAGATAACCAGGTACTGGCTACCAAGTTAAAGCGGATCCAGGATCTGTGTGAGGACCATACCAATAAGAAGATGGGTAACCTACGGTTCTGTACCATCGTTAAAGAGGTGGTGGATAAATGAGGAAGGATGTTGCAAAGGCACTGTATGAGAAGGCTACAGATGTTGCTCATAGATATAGCAATAGCGATAGGGTAAATAATTTTAACAATGAGACCTTTAAGGTAGAAGAGATCATTCCCATATCAGCCCAGGGAGCAATGGTTGTATTTCGTAAATCAACAGGAAAGAAAGCATTGGCTCATTTCATTCATGTTGATCATCCCAAAAGACCATTTTGGCAGTATTACATCATGGGCAGTCAGCATTTTATCAATCTACATATGCTCACAGAAAAGTATGCAGATATTGAGAAACATAATTTCAAATTGAATTTTCAGGAAGCATGATGCCAGGAACAAAGCGATTCGGATGGGAAGGTGAACAGGCGGTCTGTCGTGATATATTAATGAATCAAGGTTTGGATGTTTACCAGACCGTAGTGGATGATAACCTGTGTGACCTGGTGGTAGATACAGGAAAGAAATTAAAGAGGGTCCAGGTCAAGGCAAAGTTGGCATTAAGAGGGACCTGTCTTGAAATAAAATTATCAAAATATGTAAAGAGCAACATAGATGTGATAGCAGTCTGGTACAAGCCAAAGGACATCATAGCCTATGTGCCTTACAAGGGAGAAGAGTTTTTGTTGTTGGCAGTAGAGACAGCAAAGAATAATCAGGAACATGGTAGGAATTGGTTCTACCGATACATGGAGTTTCCGCTATGAAAGGATGGATCAGTATACATAAACAAATAAGGGATCATTGGGTTTGGGAAGATCCCAGGTACTTACGAGCCTGGATGGATATGCTAATGATGGCAAACTATTCAGAGATCAAAAAACCCTATAAAGATGACATTGTGACCATCAAAAGAGGTGAGTTCCCATCATCCTACAGAGCATTAGGTTTGAGATGGGGGTGGTCCAAGAATACGGTGATAAAATTCATAAATAGGCTAAAGGCTGACACGATGGTTGACACACACACCGAATTTGGGTTTACTGTCGTGAAAATAGTGAATTATGACAAATATCAGTCAGAAAAAGGGACAGCAACTGGTACAGCAACTGGTACACCAGGTGGTACAGTAGGTGGTACTACTATAATAAAAGATAATAATATAAATAAAAGAAATAATAGTGGCGATGCTAAAAAACCATCGCCCACCCTAAAAGAGAGATTTGCAATCTTTACAGAAAAAGTAACCAAGATGGGATCGGAGAAAGGATTGCCTAAACAAGAGATCGATAAGTTCATCAATCATTGGGGAGCCCACAACGAAGGTGGTAAGAAAATGCGATGGGAGATGGAGAAGGTCTTTGATATGTCCAGGCGAATGAATACCTGGAAGGGAAATATCAATGCCTTCAATTTTAGCAATGGCAGTACACAAAATGTAATGGTCCAAACACCGAAGGAAGAAAAGAAGTATAAGTACATTTGTTTTGGTTGCGATAAGACCAAAGAGATCGAAGGTCAGATCACTGCGGAAGAAACCTTTTGTGAATGTGGTGACCAATATTTGAAACCATTTGAGTATTCCACATTGAAGGCCAGGGACAATCCTAAACCTCCAAAAAAAAAAACCAGTACCCACTGAAGCAGAGTTTCTGGAAAAGGTTGACTTCAACATAAAGACAATGGCATGATAGATGATATAATCAAGACCTCAACCAAAAAGATGGTCAATGAAAGGTTGAGACAGAAGAGACACTACAATGGTCATGCCAAGACAGGTGGACAGGCAGACGATGACATCAAGTATTGCAAGGTATGTGACCGATGCTGGGAACATCGCAGGATGAACAATGGGAACAAGGAAGAAAAGATACTGCACTATAATGATTTCGTCACCTATGGGAAGGGTCGTGAGGTATGCACTGTCTGCAAGGATACCAAGAGATACTGCGACCTATGTGAGACAGAGAGAGATGACATCACCAAGCAAGAGGGCATCTGGTCCTGTACAGAGTGTGACAATAACTATCCAAAGGAGATACAATGAAAATATTTATGGTCACTGTCAAAGGTGTTGTGGTTCCTTGCACATCTGTCAAAGATGTGATAAGACCAACAGTCAAGGGTGGATATAGGGTATTAAGATTAGCAAATAAAAAGGAAAAGAAATGAATGAATATCTATGGCAGGAACTGATCAACCATAGGCACGACATTATGATCCCTGTATTGATCGTATATATTACTGCCTTGTATTACCTAAATAAGTGGGATAGAAGAAACTTTCATAAAAAGTAATTTTAGTATGGATTTCACCTAACGCTTGTTAGGAAATTACCTTCAATAATGGGTGAAGTTTCATTATATCTTATACAGGGAGTAGTGACCCTATTCTCCTTTTTCCTGGGGGCTTTTGTTTACCATCGTGGTCAGACGAATAAGCCCCCTTCTCCCTTTTTGAATCTAAATAAACCAGATGAACAACCACAGGCGGACTGGGATGAGGTGTGATCGTTGAATTGGATTATTCATTCGATGAATTTGATGACATTCAAATGCTTTGGGCCCATTTGGCGATCAGTGCCATCCAGGCTGGATACCACTCAAGAGAATTTATAATTGGCTACGCCTAAACTGACTCCAAAACAATTAATGTTCTGCCAAGAGTACCTGATCGACCTTAATGCTACACAGGCTTGTATTCGAGCAGGATACAGCGAAAGAACAGCAAACAGACAAGGAGCAGAGAACCTGTCAAAACCTGTCATAAAAGAAGAAATAGACCGTCTGAAAGCGATTAGAGAGAAGAAGGTTGAATTGACAGCGGAGAAAGTATTGAAAGATATTGAGAGGGTGAGGGATAAGGCAGAGGGAAATGAACAATATAATGTCAGTCTGAAAGCCAGTGAACTCCAGGGCAAACACCTGGCG